GGGCCTCCTCGTCGCTGAGGTAGAACTTGTGCCCGAACTCCCTGGTATATGGCCTGCCGTCCAGGTCCCACACTCGGCTGCGGGTCTCGCAGTGCCCCATGGGGCGGTCGGCCCTGCGCATCACCTGCTGTACCGCCCCGCGCTCGATCCCGACGTACTCCACCAGGATCTCCACCTCTCCAGTCATCCTCTCACCTACTTGTTCGATCCGTCGATGTACTGCTCAGCGGCCTCGCGGTCCAGGACCTCCCAGGCCTCCATCTCCTCGTCGGTCGGGTCCTCGGGATCGATCCCCAGGATCTCCGCCGCCGCTGGATTCGCATCCAGGTCCTCGGCGCTGTCATCAATATATCCGTCCACGAACTCCTGGAGGGACTGGAGGACCCATTCCAGGTCCTCCTCCTCAGCTAGCTCGTCCCAAGCGGCCCACAGGATCGATTTCGCGGCCTCCTGCTGTTCCTTGCTCCACATGGTCCCTCTCCTCTCCATCGTCGGCTCGTCTATGCTGCCAGTCGGCAGATCAGCTCCGCCACGCGGTCATGCTGCCTGGCGAGCATCCAGAACACGTCCTCCTCGGTGAGCTGCCCGCCAGCGAACTCGACCAGGGCCTGGGTGAAGGTCTCCTGGGCCTCTATCTCGGCGTCGCAGGCTGCGTCGAACTCGGCCTCGGTGCACTCGCTCCAGATCATGCGCTGGCACTCCAGGCGGGCGATCTCATACTGCTCGAAGGTCCTCTTGATCTCTGCTGCGGTCGTCATCTCGGGTCTCCTCTCGGGTCGTTACGGGCGGGTGTCGGGTCGGGACTAGATCTCGCCCCAGCTGATCAGCACCTCTACTGCAGCGTCGTTGGCCTCGGCCTCGGTGTCGTAGCCGTATCCCTCGGCGTCGTGCTCGAAGTCCTCGTCCCAGCTGATGACCTGGAACATCCACTTGCCGTCGTCGGTGCGCTCGGTGAAGATCTCGTTCGTCATTTCGTGGCTCCTTCCATTCCGTTCCTCAACCACATAATCATTATACCACAGGAAGCCCCACCTGTCAAGTAATTCCTTGACAAGTGGGGTTTTCTACACAAGGTCTACACAGGCCCTAGGCGGCGATCGCGAGGCCCTCCAGGACGTCCATCACGCGGTTGACCTGCGGGCGGAAGGTGGTCGCCATCATGCGGTTCTCGAAGCGGCTGTCCTTCTTGCCCTGGGGGTCCAGGTGGGTGACGTAGTCGCTGTAGGCGTTCACGAGGCCCCAGGCGGTCCCCTGGAAGTTAGCGTTGTCGGGGGCGTCGTACGCGTGCTGGAACGCTGCGCGGTCGTTCATGACCTTGAAGCGCCTGTAGGCGTTGACCTCGGCGGGGTCCCCGCCCATGGGGAACAGGGCCTCCACCACGGCGTGGCGCTGGGCCTCCGTGACCGTCGTGCAAGCCAGGATCTCGGCGCGTGCCTGCAGCAGACCCGTGTACTCGGCGCTGGCGCGGAGTACCTCGCGGGCCTCCAGGAGCCTGGTCTCGGCGTTCGCCACGTGGCGGATCCGCACGGTGTTGCTGGCCTCGCGGAAGGCCACCGCGAACTGGTTCTGGCACACCATGCGCAGCGGGCAGATCGCGGCCTGTACGGTGACGTTGCCCCCGAAGCCGTTGCGGAAGATCACGTGCGGCACGAACACGTCGCCGAGCACGTCCACCTCGGGCAGTGCGGCGATGATGTAGCTCATGCCGCTCTCGGTCTCGCCAGCCTTCTCGAACCTCACGTCGCCCATGTAGTCCACGAATGCGAACGCGTCGCGGTTCTGTACGATCTGGTACTGGTCCGACACCACGTCGTAGGTCCTCCAGGTGCCGTCGTCGAGCCTGCGGCCCGTCATGTAGCGGCCCTCGATCGGGGTGCCGTCCGCGAGCATCAGCGGGAGCTTCTCCACCTCATAGTCGAGGCCGCTGGCCTCCAGCACCTCGGCGGCGGAGGCGCACTCGGCCACGTCGCGTCCCACGCAGCTCCAGGTCGTGGTGCGGTCCTCGTACACGTGAGCGGTCGGGTCGAACTGGTTGTTGGTCTTGATCGCGGTCGTCATGGTTCTATTCCTTCCTCGTCGCGGGAGCCTCTCTCCCGATCACATTACCATTATACCACAGGCGAGGCCACTTGTCAAGTATCGATTTGACAAGTGGACCATCCTACACAGGATCTCCACAGGCTCGGGAGGTGTCAGACCCGTTGACCAGGGGGCGCTCCATGTGGTATAATGGCGGCAAACTAGTGGACCTAGGAGGACACGTGGCCTACATAGACTTCCCAGACACCAACGAGGGCAGGACCGAGCGCAGGACGTTCTGGCTATCCGACGACGGTATCCAGCTCGTGGCGGGCTGGAGGCGCGAGGGCGCGAGCTTCGAGCGCGTGGCCCACCTGATCGGGATCACCGAGACCACGCTGCGCAAGTGGAGGTCCCAGGAGCCTAGGTTCGAGGCGGCGATCCAGCAGACCGACGATCTCGTGAACGCTATGGTGGAGAACGCGCTCCTGAGGCGTGCGCTGGGCTACGACTCGGTCGAGGTGGACGAGGAGCTGGTAGAGGGCGAGATGCGCGAGGTGCGCAGGAGGACCCGCCACGTGCCGCCCGACACCAAGGCGTGCCTGTCGTGGCTGTACTCGCGCAGGTCCGACCGCTGGAGGATCCAGCAGGCCCCGATCGACGCGAGCGCCGAGGAGATCGCGGCGGTCAAGGACGTTCTCGTGACCATCGCCACGGCCGCCACCGAGGCCCTGCCCGAGCCTGTGGAGGTAGAGGGCCAGGGAGGCGCGTAGCGTGTACGAGATCCAGCTCACGGAGAAGCAGGCCGAGTACGTGCGCGAGGCCACCCGCCGATGGAACTTCGCGGTCGGGGCGGTCCGCTCTGGCAAGAGCCACCTGGCCGTGCGCCACACGATCCCCGACCGATTGCTGGCGGGCCACGGCATGCGCGGCATCAACCTGATCATGGGCGTGTCCAAGGAGTCGATCGAGCGCAACGTGCTCACCCCGATGCGCGACATCTGGGGCGACCGCATGGTGTCCGACATCAACACCCGCAACTGGGCCACGGTGTTCGGGGAGAGGGTGTACTGCATAGGGGCGGAGAAGGTCAGCCAGGTGTCGAAGCTACGCGGGTCGGAGGTCAAGTTCGCCTACCTGGACGAGATCTGCGACATACACCCCGAGGTATTCGAGATGCTCAAGTCGCGCCTGTCGCTGGAGTACAGCGAGTGCCACGGGGCATGCAACCCAGCGGGGCCGAGCCACTACGTCAAGCAGTTCATCGACCAGGCCCTCGCGCCCGAGTCTGGGATAGACCTGTTCTACCAGCACTACACCATCTACGACAACCCGTTCCTGCCGCAGGCGTACGTGCGAAGCCTTGAGGCCGAGTACGCGGGGACGGTATACTACAAGCGCTACATCGACGGGCTGTGGGCGCAGGCCGAGGGCCTGGTGTACCCCATGTGGGAGCAGGCCCTGGAGGATCCCTGGGACCCCTTCCTGCGCGACCAGGAGGGCCAGGTGGTCCGCAACTCCCAGGACGTCCCTCTGTGCAGGGCCACCGACTGGTGCGTGTCCGTGGACTACGGCACCATGAACGCGTTCGCGGCGCTGCTGTGGGCCAGGTCCCCAGACGGCACGTGGCACTGCGTGGAGGAGTACGTCTACTCTGGGCGCGACGAGGGCCACCTCAAGACCGACGACGACTACGTGCGCGACCTCGTGGCGCTGTGCTCGTACGTGCCAGGGGAGCCGCAGGTCATAGTGGACCCCAGCGCGGCGAGCTTCATCGAGGCGCTCAGGCGCTGCCGCGAGCGCACGTTTCGAGTACTGCCCGCCGACAACGCGGTGCTCGACGGCATCCGCGACGTGGCGGTGTGCCTGCAGACGGGGCGCATACGCATCTCGCGCAGGCTGGAGGGGATCTGCCGCGAGTTCCCTGGGTACGTCTGGGAGGACTCTGCGGGGGACGACCGCCCCAGGAAGGTGGACGATCACTGCATGGACTCCATGCGGTACTTCGTGAAGACCAGGAGGGTGTACAGGCCGCAGGAGCCTTACACGTCGCCACTCGAACGATACAGGAGGTAATCCATGGCGATATACACCTACCAGGACCTGATCGGTCCGCACGACGAGGGCCTGAGCCACTTCATCAGGTCCGCCATCGACCGCCACGAGTCGAGCGCCATGGTGCGCACGGCGAAGGTGGCCGACCTGTACGACCGCCAGATGAACAAGACCATCAACGAGTACGTGCGCGTGCTCTACACGCTGGGCGGGGCGGAGGTGGAGGACTACACGGCGAGCAACTCGAAGATCACCAGCAACTTCTTCAACTCGCTCAACACGCAGCGGGTCCAATACAGCCTCGGCAACGGCGTGAGCTTCATGGACCCAGACGAGGAGGGCGAGGACGCCACCAAGGAGGCGCTCGGCAAGTACTTCGACCACGACATTGCGGAGGCGGCGTACTACGCGCTGATCCACGGCGTGAGCTTCCCGTTCTGGAACCTGGACCGCCTGCATCCGTTCAGGCTGACGGAGTTCGTCCCGTTCTGGGACGAGCACACGGGCGAGCTTCGGGCGGGGATCAGGTACTGGAGGCTGGAGGACTCCGACCGCAAGAGGCCGCTGAACGTGGTCCTGTACCGCGAGGAGGGATACAGCCGCTGGCGCGAGGACGAGGGCGGGGACCTTCGGCCCCTGGTCGGCGGGGAGGGCGACGACTTCGCCCCCGAGGAGGACCTGGTGGCCTACAAGACCACGTACGCCTACACCGAGGCGGACGGGGTGGCGGAGGTGATCGGCGAGGACTCCTACGGCAGGCTCCCTATAGTGCCGATGTACGCCAGCCGCCTGCAGCAGAGCACGCTGGTGGGCATGCGGCAGGCGATCGACTCCTTCGACCTGGTCCGCAGCGGCTTCGCCAACGACATGTCCGACTGCGCCATGATCTACTGGCTGGTCGAGAACTACGGCGGCATGACGGACTCCGAGCTGGCGCGGTTCCGCGACCGCCTGAAGCTCACCCACATCGCCCCCATGGACTCGTCGGCTGGGGGCAAGGTGACGCCCTTCACCCAGGAGATCCCGTACCAGGCCCGCAAGGAGTACCTGGCCGAGATCCGTGCAGGTATATACGAGGACTTCGGCGCTCTCGACGTGCACACCGTGGCGGCGGGAGCCACCAACGACCACATAGACGCGGCCTACCAGCCCATGGACGACAGGGCCTCGGACTTCGAGTACTGCGTCGGCGAGGCCATCCACCAGATCCTGGCCGTCCAGGACATCGACGACTCGCCCAGGTTCAGGCGCAAGCGCATCAGCAACCAGCTGGAGCAGGTCCAGATGGTCATGCTGGAGGCTCCGTACCTGGACCAGCGGACCATACTCTCGAAGCTGCCCAACATCGACAGCGCCGAGGTCGCCGCGATCATGGAGGCCAAGGAGGCGTCCGACATGGACATGATGGGTATCGGCGCTGCTGCCGCCGAGGAGCCTCCGATCGACGGAGAGGAGTGACCATGAGGCTGGACTTCGATCTGCGGCAGTGCCTGCCGACACTCCACCTGATGCACAGCCGCAAGAAGTGCCGCAGGCTGGTGGAGCGCCTGGGGTGGAAGTGGGACCCGCTGGAGGCCGACGCCCTGACCATGTGCGGCTGGGGCAGGGACGACGACTTCCATGCGGTGGTTTTGATGGAGGCCGACGGCCCGTGGCACGCCGACGCCGCCCTGCTGGCCCACGAGTCGGTGCACGTCGCCGAGGCGACGGCCCGCCAGCTGGGGGTGGACGACGAGGAGTTCCTGGCCTACATGGTCCAGGGGGTCTCGCAGGCCCTGTTCGAGGGACACGACAGGTGGAAGAGGAAGCATGGACCGAGCGCATAGGTGGACGGACGAGGAGATCGCCAAGCTGGAGAGGCGCATAAGCCGAGAGTACGGCACGGCGGTCCGCGAGATGCGCACCAAGCTGGAGGAGCACCTCGCCAAGTACGAGGAGGGCCTAGCCGAGCGTACGGCGAAGCTGGACGGCACGCCCGAGGCCAAGAAGGCCCTGGAGGCATGGAAGCGAGACCGCGCCATGGACCGCAGGTACCTGGAGGGCATGGTCGAGTCGCTGTCCAGGGACGCGACCGAGGCCACGCAGCGGGCCATGGCGCTGGTGGAGGACCGACTCCCCAGCATCTATGCCGAGAACGCCAACTGGGCCGCCTTCGAGGTGGACCGCGCCGCGAGGCTCGACACCCGCTTCAACCTGCAGGACGAGAGCACGGTGAGGGAGCTGATGGGGCGCGGCGAGCGCCTCTTCGAGCCTCCCCGCCCTAACGCGGCGAAGGTGCGGGCCTGGACCGAGCAGAAGCTGGCGGCGGCGGTCACCCAGGGGATCCTGCAGGGCGAGAGCATACCCCACATAGCCCAGCGCATGGCCGAGGTGTACGGGTCGGACCGCGCTGCGGCGGTGCGTGCCGCGAGGACCGCGTGCACTGGGGCCGAGAACGCTGGGCGCGTAAGCTCCTATGAGCGGGCCGAGCGGCTCGGCATCGAGATGCGCCAGGAGTGGATGGCTACCCTGGACGAGCGGACCCGCGACACCCACCGCCTGCTGGACGGCGAGCGCGTGGAGGTGGGAGGTACCTTCACCACCGCCAACGGCGACGAATTGCGCTTCCCAGGGGACCCGCAGGGACCGCCCGAGGAGGTCTACAACTGCAGGTGCACACTCGTGGCGGCGGTGGACGGCGTCGACCAGAGCGCTGCGGCCAGGTTCGACCGCCTGCCCGACAACATGACGTACGAGGAGTGGAGGGAGCAGGCCCGCAGGCGCATGGAGGGCGAGCAGGTCGGCGAGCCTCCCGTGGCGAGGGGGTACATGGCTCCAGATATTGGGACGGCTCCAGTACGACCCAGGGCCTCCGACTTCGACGACGCAGACGAGCTAGCTGCGGCCAGGTCCGCCTACAGGGAGAACAGGGACGCATTCGAGTCGAGGAGACAGGCCCTGGTGGACGAGATCGCCTCCCAGCCTGGACATGGGTACGGCACCAGGGAGGAAGTGCTGGCCTGGGCCGACCGTCGCGGCGTCACCATGACCGAGGAGGTCCTCAGCGCCGTGGACTCCAGGACCATGGACGAGATCGTGGACGTGAGCGAGCGCCTGATGAAGAAGTACCCCGAGGTCCTGCAGTCGTTCGAGTCGGTAGGCGGCAGGTACGTGATCGGGCTGTCCGACGACCCCAGCGTGTTCATGGAGGCATGGGGAGGACTGAAGCTCAACCTGTCGTACTTCCCCGACTACAGGTCCGCAGTGGACCACGTCGTGGACGGCTACACCCACGCCTCGTACAGCGAGCAGGTGGGCAGGAACCTCGCCGAGATGGTCAGGGGCGACGGCACGTTCAGGACCAGCGTCACCCACGAGTTCGGCCACAACCTGGACTCGACCATAAGGTACGGCCTGGATATAGAGGGCGTGTCAGCCTACAGGTCCGACCTCATGGACCTGACCCGAAGGTACACTACCAGCGAGTACGCCATGGTGAACGACCTGGAGGCGTTCGCGGAGGGGTTCGCCGAGATGGAGTGCAATCCCACCAGCGACTATGCCCGAGCGTTCGCCGACTTCCTGAGGAGGTGGAGATAGTGCACATGGAGTTCACCGAGGAGGAGAGGCGGTACCTGGTACGGGACCCGTTCGACTGGCACCCTTCGGAGGAAGCCCCCGCCCACGTAAGAAAGTCCATCAATCGCAAGATATCCTCAATCGACGGACAGAAGGCGGGTCCTATCGGAGGCCCGAATAGGAGGGAGCACGGCGATGGCCGACGTCGAGATCGTTGAGGACAACACCGACGAGTTCGGCAGCGAGCTGGAGCGGGCGATCGCCAGGGGGCTGGAGAAGGTGGGCCTCGTGGCCGAAGGGTACGCCAAGCGGCTCTGCCCCGTGGACACTGGACGCCTGCGCAACTCGATCACCCACACCGTGGGCGGCGACGAGATGGCGGCATATATCGGCACCGACGTGGAGTACGGGCCGCACGTCGAGTTCGGGACCTCCCGAAGCAAGGCCCGACCGTTCCTGAGGCCAGCCGCCCATGACCACGCGACCCAGTACAGGGGGATCCTGGAATCCGAGCTGAGGGGCAGGTAGCCGTGAGGTGCTCCTGCCGCGACCTGTGCTACCAGGTGCTGTGCGGCGAGATCATGGCTGCGGCATACGGGTGCACCAGCCCCGACTGCTGGCCCCTGCTCTACGCCCTGGACGTGTGCTGGACCCTGCAGTATGTCAAGTCCCTGAGGTAATGGATTGTATCTATGCAACAACGCAATGCAACAATGCAACGGGGCGTTTGGTCGTGTGTTGTATTGCATTGCATCCCCCTTGGGGGGTGCAATGCAATGCAACACGCAACGCCTGCAACACTACGCGCACAGCGCCCCAGGTCGGGGCCATGGCGGGCTGTCAAGCGCTCGAGAGAGGCCTGTTGCATGGTGCAACGGTTGCATGCAACGCAACACGGCCCGCCCGATCTCGGGGAGCGGCCCTGGGACGTGGGGTCCCTGTCAACTCCCGATACGCCGATCCCTTGACGGGACCCGCGTGCGCGTGTTATAATGGCTGGTGTAAGCTAACGGGCGAGACACTGCCCGCCGAGACAGAGGAGCTAGATACATGGCACTGACCAACGCATTGCTGAAGTCGATGGGCATCGAGGGCGACCAGCGCGACCAGATCATGGCCGAGCACCAGGCCACCCTGCAGTCCATCAAGGACGAGCGCGACCAGCTGCGAGACACTGCGGCCAGGGTGCCCGCCCTGGAGAAGGAGGTCGAGGACCTCAAGGCGGCTCAGCCGACCGAGGACTGGGAGGCCAAGTACAACGCCGAGCACGAGGCGTTCGAGGCGTTCAAGGCCAAGTCCGAGAAGGAGGCCGCCGACAAGGAGAAGTCCGACCTGTACCGCAGGCTCCTCCTGGAGCAGGGCGTGGATCCCAAGCGGGTGGACTCGATCATGCGGGTCACCGACCTGGGCGAGGTCAGCGTGAAGGACGGCCAGCTGGAGGGCAGCGAGGCCTTGGCGGAGTCCATCAAGAGCGAGTGGGCCGACTTCGTGGTCAAGGAGATCACCAAGGGGGCTGGGGTGGACGACCCGCCTGGCGGCGGCGGCACTGGCAGGACGCGGGACGAGATCATGGCGATCAAGGACACCGCAGAGCGCCAGCAGGCCATCGCCGACAACCCCGAGCTGTTCGGGCTGGCGTAGGCAACCAGACTTAGGAGATTCAGATGGCAAAGAGCAACCTCATCAAGAAGGCGAACTTCACCATCGCGGCCCGCGAGGTGGACTTCGTCACCCGATTCAACAAGAACTGGGACGCCCTGCGCGAGATCCTGGGCATCATGCGCCCGATCCGCAAGGCTCCTGGCACGGTCCTCACGTCGAGCACCGCGACCGTCACCCTGGCGGACGGCGCAGTGGGCGAGGGCGAGGAGATCCCGTACTCCACCGTGAGCATCGCGCCCGTGGCGTACGCCGACATCGAGATGCGCAAGTACGCCAAGGCGGTCAGCATCGAGGCCGTGGACAAGTGGGGCGCTGCGGTGGCGGTCGAGAAGACCGACGACGCGTTCCTCAACGAGCTGCAGACCGTGGTGCTCGACGAGTTCTACGACTTCATGCAGACGGGTTCCCTGATCTCCGCCGAGACCACGTTCCAGATGGCCGTGGCCATGGCGATCGGCAACGTGACGAACAAGTTCAAGCAGATGCGCCGCGACGCCACCTCGATCGTGGCGTGGGTGAACGTCCTCGACGCGTACCGCTACCTGGGCGCTGCCGACCTCACGGTCCAGACCCAGTTCGGCGTCCAGTACGTCGAGAACTTCATGGGGGCCGACCGCCTGATCCTCACCTCGGAGATCCCCACGGGCGTGGTCATCGCGACGCCGACCGAGAACATCGACCTGTACTACGTCGATCCTGGCGACAGCGACTTCGCCAAGCTGGGCCTGTCCTACACGGTCCAGGGCGAGACCAACCTGATCGGCTTCCACGCCGAGGGCGACTACAAGCACGCCGTGGGCGAGAGCTTCGCGCTCATGGGCATGAAGCTCTGGGCCGAGTACCTGGACGGCATCGCGATCGTCTACGTCGGCACGGCCACCAAGGTCACCAGCGCCGAGACGATCACCGCCGACGCCTCCGACACCTCGCTGTACAAGACGGCGCACTCGCCGCTCATCAGCGTCGAGTCGCTGAAGGACGGCAGCACGGCGCTGGTCGAGGGCACCGACTTCACGATGGAGAAGGACGGCGTCCGCCTCGCGGCCACGCCGACTGGCACCGTAACCATCAAGTACACCTACGCGGCCCAGTCGTAAGGTAGGCGGAGATGCTGGAGCAGGTGCTGCGCCACATACACAACCGATTCGAGTACGCGTACCTGAGCGGCACCTTCACGGTGTCCTCGGGCACGTTCGAGGTCGAGGAGGCCCAGTCGGGGCAGTACCTGTGGATCGAGGGGTCCGTCTTCAACGACGGACTCCACCAGTACCCGCTGGCCGATCTCACGGACGAGGAGTTCGAGGGGCGCGTGGTCCTGCTGGCGGTCCCCAGGGCCGTCATCGACCTGGCCGACCAGATCTCGGACTGGGAGGCGGACAACGCCGACGTGCTGAGCAGCCCGTTCCAGTCTGAGAGCTTCGGCGGGTACTCCTACACCAAGGCGTCGGGATCGTCTGGGGACGGCACCTCCCTGGCAGGGTGGATGGCCCAGTTCAGGGGCGACCTGGACCCCTGGCGCAAGATGTCGCACTCGGGGTGGTAGCCGTGGCGAGGACGCTGATCGACGCCTTCAAGACCAGGTGCCAGCTGATGGAGAAGACCCGAGTCCCCGATGGGGAGGGCGGGTGGACCACCGCCTGGACCACTGGCATCGAGTTCGACGCGGCCATAGTCATGGACACCACCATGCAGGCCAGGGTCGCCGAGCACGAGGGCATGACGGCGGTGTACACGGTGACCACCGACAGGACCATGCCGCTCGACTTCCACGACGTGTTCCGCCGAGTGTCGGATGGCAAGACCTTCCGCGTGACCTCCGACAGCACCGACAAGGAGACGCCCGACGTGGCGAGCTTCCAGTTCGCGCAGGTCACCGCCGAGGAATGGAGCCTGGTATAGATGGCAGAGGTGGGGAGCATAACGATCCCGATCAGGGTGGAGGTCGATCCAGAGACCGCAGCCACGTGCGCGAGGGTGGTCGAGATGTACGTCAACCAGACGGGATCCGACCTGATGGTGCACAGGCTCCCTGGCGGGAGGTACACGCTCACGATAGTGGAGACCGACCATGACGCCTGAGGCCGCTATATACGACTTCCTGTCCGACTTCGGGATCCCAGCGTACGCCTCCTCCTCCGTCCCCGACGAGGGGAGCGAGGAGTGGCAGGGCTTCCCGTACCTCACCTACGACCTGGTACTCTCTGGAGGCTGGGACGCTGGCGAGGTGTCCATGGCGGTGAATCTGTGGTACAGGACGGCGAGCGAGGCCATCCCCAACGCCAAGGTGAGGCAGATCGCCGAGTCGATCGGCATGTCGGGGATCACCGTCCCGTGCGACGGCGGCATCCTGTGGATCAAGCGGGGGAGTCCCTGGGCGCAGGCCATGTCCGACTCGTCGGATACAATGGTCAAGCGCAGGTACCTCAACCTCGACATAGAGTATATAATCCCTGTTTAGGAGGGCTTACCAATGAAGTATACTAAAGTACCTTCCGACGTGTTCAAGAAGCTGCAGCTCAACGCTGGCGTGCTCCTGGCCGACTTCGATCCCACGGACGGGTCCGTGGACGAGGAGGACATCCTGGGAGCCACGGGCGGCGGCACCGCGTTCGAGGCGGTCCCGACCTTCTCCGACTTCGGCGAGGACGTAGACAACGTGCCCGCCAACACCATGGAGCTTAAGCGCCTGGACCACTGGGACGTGAAGATGAGCGGCACGTTCAAGAGCGCCGACACCGACCTGGCCCACAAGCTAGTCGGGGCGGCGGACGTCTCCAGCAACCAGATCACCCCCAGGGCCGACCTGCTGCTCACGGACTTCATCGACTCGATCTGGTGGGTCGGCGACTACTCCGACGTGAACGCGGACGGCACTGGCACTGGAGCGGCCAAGGCTGGGTTCATGGCGATCGAGCTGAAGCACGCCCTGTCCACTGGCGGGTTCAAGATCCAGTCCAACGATAACGGCAAGGGCGACTTCGAGTTCGAGTTCACGGGCCACTACAGCATCGAGGCCATGGACGAGGTCCCCTTCGACGTGTACGTGGTGGCTGGGACTCCCGCATCTTCGTAGGAGGTAGGATGAGGCTTTCGGACATCAGGGGCAAGAGGTCGCTGGACGTGGTGGCCGACGCCATGGACTTGGTGGGGTCGCTGAAGGGCGACGAGCACGTGCGCGAGTTCGTCGCCGCCGTGCGCGAGTCCGAGGACGACGACCGCTACATGGCGTTCTGCAAGCTGGCCCCCGTGCTCAGAGACCCCGAGATCCAGGACCGCATCGTGTCGATAGTGGCGCGGGCCAAGGGCGTGGACGAAGCCCAGTTCGCCGAGGACGGCGACATCCTCGGGGAGCTTTGGGAGCTTCTCACCGCCGACTCCGAGGCCCTGGATTTTTTCGGCTCGTCGGGGACGACCCAGCCGCCTGCTGGCTCGCCCTCGGGGAGTACCGAGGCCCAGAGTCCGCGATAGCCTTCTACAGGTACGCCTCCGCATACAGGAGGCGGGAGGACGAGCAGAGGTCCTACAGGGTGTACGTGGCCGACCTCGTAGGATTCTTCATGGGGGCGAGGCGCAAGTACTCGTCCATAATGGCACCGCAGGAGCACGTCGAGATAGATGTGCAGGCCACGGTGGACAGGCTGGTATCTAGGAACGGTCTGGAGGTGAGGAAGAGTGAATCTGCTTGATCTGATGGTCAAGATCGGTGTCGATGACCAGGCGTCGTCCAGGGTGGCGTCGATCGGCAACAGCATCAAGTCTGGGCTGGGGACCGCTGCCAGGGCGGGGGCCGCAGCCATGACCGCAGCGGTGGGAGCGGCGTCCGCCGCCACCGTGGCGATGGGCAAGGCCGCACTCGACTCGTACGCCTCCTACGAGCAGCTCGTGGGCGGCGTGGACAAGCTGTTCGGCGACGCCAGCGGGCAGCTGCAGCAGTACGCTGCCGACGCGTACAAGACCACTGGCATGTCGGCCAACCAGTACATGACCCAGGTGACTGGGTTCTCCGCCGCCCTGGTGAACTCGCTGGGAGGCGACACGGCGGCGGCGGCTCAGAGGGCCGACGTGGCGATGCGGGCGATGTCCGACAACGTGAACGTGTTCGGCTCCGACATGGAGTCGGTGCAGATGGCGTTCCAGGGCTTCGCCAAGCAGAACTACACCATGCTGGACAACCTCAAGCTCGGATACGGCGGCACCAAGACGGAGATGGAGCGCCTGATCAAGGACGCCAACGAGTACGCCGCGAGCATAGGCGAGGCGTCCGACCTGAGCATCGACTCCTTCGCCGACGTGGTGACGGCCATCGACCTCATCCAGCAGAAGCAGAACATAGCTGGAACCACGGCCAGGGAGGCCGCGACCACGATCGAGGGGTCGATCAACATGACCAAGGCCGCGTGGGAGAACCTCCTGACCGAGTTCGGCAAGGAGGACGGCGACGTGGGAGCGCGTATGACCGAGCTTCTCGACTCGGCCATGGGCGCTTTCGACAACATACTCCCCAGGCTGGAGACCATCTTCCAGAGCATCGCCGACAGCCTGCCGACCCTGGCCCCCATGCTGGCCGAGGCTGGTATGACGCTGTTCAGCTCCATAGTGGACTCCGTGATGATGGTGGTCCCCAACCTGTGGGCCTCTCTCAGGGACATGATCCTGCAGTCGGCCAACTTCATACGCGAGAACAAGGCCGACATAGTGTCTGGGGCCATGGACATGATCGGCGGCATGGTGGACGCCCTGATCGAGATCACGCCCTCGGTGCTGCAGGCGCTGGTGGAGCTGCTGATCGAGCTGGGCGCACAGATCATCATGCACGTGCCCGACATACTCGCCAAGGCGGGCGAGCTTGTACTGGCGCTGGTGAGCGGCATAGCCAACGGCATCGACCCAGCCATGCAGGCCATGAACGAGGTCGTACAGGGCGCTCTCGACGCCGTGGGCGAGTTCTTCAAGTCGATGTTCGACGCGGGCGCGAACCTGATACAGGGTCTCATCGAGGGCATAGGCTCCGCCATAGGCGGAGTCGGCGACGCGATAATGGGCGGTCTGAACGACGCCGTGGGCGGCGTGCTGAGCTTCCTCGGGATAGCCTCACCCTCCAAGCTGTTCAAGTGGGTGGGCGACATGACGATGGAGGGCCTCACCCAGGGTATCGAGGGAGGCACCCCATCGGTAGACAGCGCCATGGCTGCAGCTGCCACCAGCATGTACGATGCCTCCGACGTGGGGTCCAGGTCGTTCGACAGCAGGCCGATCCTGGAGGGCATGGACGCGCTCGGAGGCAAGATGTCGAACCTCGGCATCTACCTCGACGGCAAGGTGCTCGTGGGCTACATCGCGCCGAGCATGGACAGGGCGCTGGTGGTCGCATGAGTATGAGGGACAGGCGGATAACGTTCGGGAGCACCGACCTGATGGCGGAGTTCCCGCTTTACTACTCGGACTTCGAGGAGGCCGAGCCAGAGCCGAAGACGAACAAGGTCGTCATACCAGCGGGCACCGACAAGGACATCACCGAGGCGCTGGGGCCTGTGGCGTTCTCCAACGGGACGCACACGCTCAAGCTGCTGATGCACTCCCAGAGCCTCGAGGATGAGCTGCGCAGGTTCAAGGCGCTCGTGCACGGCCAGAGGAGCGCCTACGCGCTCTCATGGGACGAGGGCTACAGCTACATCGGGAGGTGGAAGGTCGTGGAGATCGACTACCTCACCGAGGAGGCCGCGCTGCTCACGGTCAGCGTAGACAGGTATCCGTGGCGCACCAAGCCTGGGAGCGTTACGTTCATCCCGCACCCGTCCAAAACGTACGTGCTGGAGGGCAGTGCGAGATTCGGCGATTTGACGGTCAAGCTCGGGCAGGCTGGTACGGTCTCGATAGACGGCGGGACGCCCGTGGAGTACGCTGCTGGCACGCACATCATCCCTGGCGAGTTCCCAGAGGGCACGGAAGTCACCGTCACGCTCTCGACCTGGTATTACTACGTCGAAGGGACGAACCTCGTCGTCAACCCAGACTACTACACCATGAGCGGTACCGACGTGACGTTCGATGACCCGCCGTTCTCGGTCGTGGGCACCGACATACACTGCGCAGACAGCGCGAGCCAGATAGTTAAACTCGGCTTCACGGGGAGGGACCTGTAATGGCCTACCTCGTCAAGTACGGAGACGCGACGCTGTTCACCCCTGGCGACGACGACTACGCCATCCACGGCGCTAGGCTGTCCCAGAGCGCGGACGGAGTGGCCCGATTCGAGTTCACGGTCCCGCCGACGCACCCAGAGATAGACATCATCGCCGTGAGGGACATGGCGCACCCAGTGGAGGTCTACTTCGACGGCGTGTTGCTCTTCAGCGGGTTCGTATCGTCGCTCACGACGGGCCTGTGGCTTGAGACGACCGTCACGTGCCAGAGCTTCCTGGCGCTGCTCGGCGACGTCACGGTGCGCTACAAGCCGACGTACCGCGACGGAAACCACGTCCTCGCCGAGCTTATAGGCATCTGGTCGAACCTGACCACATGGGGCGGGGAGATAGATCAGAAGAAGGTCGAGTTCGCCGTGGACCCGCAGTCGCAGGCGAGCCAGGTCGGGTACGAGGACCCGAGCACGCACGCCCTCGTGGTCGATGCGGACACGATGACGCCGAAGGGTATCCTGCAGATAATCCTCGACTCGATGGTCGAGCCTTACGGCGCGTTCATACGCACGAGGAAGGCCCAGGACGGGACGTACCTCGTCGGCGTGTTCCCGAACGCCCCAGACACCTCGACGCAAACGGTCTACCTGGGCGAGAACCTGCTCGACTACAGCTACACCGAGACCGACGAGGGCATGTACAATGCGTGCCTGCCAGTCGGCGGCGCTGTAGATCCGAGGACGGTCGACAGGGGCAGGAGCAACGTCGTGCTCGGCGCTGCCGTCTCGGTCGGCGATAGGTGGATCAACATCAGGACCACATCTGGCACGTCGCACGTCACGACTGGCGATGTGCTCGTCATAGGCGGCAAGCACGGATACGCCGTGGAGGGCGGCGCGAACCACTCCGACTTCGGAACAGGGGGGATAAGCGTGCAAGTCACGCCGAGGGCCGAGGCATCGTTCAGCGCGGGCACGGCGCTCTACATCCAGTCGCAGGAGCTGTACCAGAAGGACGAGAACTGCACCCTGATGGACATAAACGGCGACTTCGGCCAGTGGCGTGTGGACTACGACCTCGTGTACAACGTGGCGAGCGCGAAGACCTACGGGATGAAGTGCTGGACGTACCAGGACAACGACATCCGCGACGCCTACGCGCTGCGCAACAAGGCGAAGGCGATGACCGTGCCGAAGCTGGACTTCAAGAGGTCGCTCACCGTGAGCGCCCTCGACATGGCGTTCTACCTCCAGGGATATGACCACCTCCAGGCGGGGCAGAAGCTCCACGTAGTGTCTGAGCCGCACGGCCTGGATGCGGTCATGTACGTGCGCACCGCCGACATCGACCTCGACAACCCGTCCAACACGCGCTACGTGCTCGGCACGGTCGAGCGCACGCTCTCGCGGCAGGTGAGGGGCGTCGATGCTGGCGTGAAGGCGAACACCGACAACTTCATCAAGGAGCTGAACAACAGGATACCAGAGTCTACCATAAGGGAGCTGCAATGAGCTACATGGACGAACCAGGGATGAACGCATTCTGGGACCAAATCGACAACGTGTTCGCACGGCTCTCCGAGGCCGTAGGCTCCGCGAGGCTCGACAATGGGACCACGCTCGTGCTCCTGGCCGTGAACGGCAACACGCTGCAGAGCATCAACCTGAGCGACGGGCTTGCGGCGGACTCCGAGGCGGCTGGAAAGTTCGAGTTCGTCAACGGGATACTGATCATAAAGGCTGTTGACGATACGCCGCTGAAGCAAATCGACTTCGATGCGCGTTATGCGCGTTCCTTGTCATACGACTCAAGCACCAAGGTGCTTTCATTAAAAAACGGTAACGGGGTCACAATCCCAAATAGTTCGGTAACTCTTTCGTAGGAGGCGAGACATGGGCACAATCAATACGTTTGACGGCATTGAACTGAGGGCCGACTTAGCTTGGATTGGCGATAACGTTGAAAAATACATGCTAGCCGGCATCGCTGGAGGTGAGTACAAACTACCATCTGACGTGTTCGTAAACGGCAGGATGGTCAAAGTGGACGATTACCTGTCCGTAGATAACTCGTCGACCATGGCGTGCATGCCAGTATGGGACGCGAACAGGCAACGTTCCGATACCGACCCGAAAAACAAGCCGCTGTATTTGAACAAGGGCGACGTTGTGACCGTTGGTTCTGGCTATGAAATATATTTGCAAAAGACAGAGTATATGGCCGACGGGCAAATGAAAGCGGCTGGCGGCACCTATATAACTGATGGGGCGAGCTACACGGTCGAGGAGTCGGGCCTGTACTTTATCGGCAGGCTGTACCCGTACCCATACGATTCGAGCGTATTGTTCCCAATCGAAAACGCTGGGAACCTTGTAACAGTCAAAGTGAACGGCGGCATCGCTGGGGACATAGCCAAGCACGCAGCCGAAATAAGCGCCCTGGAATCAGCCAGCAACAACGTTTTCGAGTTCACGAACGGCAGGTACCACATCGATAGCCTGATGTATGGCAAGGGCGCTAGCTTGGCGGCTACCGACAGCAGCAATCCGACGGGCAGCGCGGTCTTGTACATGCAAAACTACACGGGCAAGGCATTTGTCACGATGCCTATCGACTTTCCGCCGAACAGCAAAGTCGACACTACGGCATACAGGCCCGTGGCATTAAGCAGGGGCGATGTCATCTCCGTGGCTGCTGGGTATAAGGCTTTCGGTTATCGCTGCTCGGCGCTTGCCTACAATGGCGAGCTATACTATAAGTGGGAAAGCTCGATGCCGTGGATACGAGAGACGAACTATACCGTAGAGGTCTCGGGATTATACTTCATCACCCGAATCTCGAAGCTCGACGAGAGCAACATCACCATCGAAGAAGCGCGACGGGCTGTGACCGTCAATCCTGTTGGCATCGTCAATAGGATTGATTCGAACGAAAGCAGAATCAACTCACTCAACCAGTCTTTGAACAAAAACCCGTACCCAGTACACTTTTCGAGATTTGAAGAGGTAATATCGGCTACTCACGCGCATTGTGTAAACGACGCGGAGTTGGCTAACTTGGCGGCAAACTACGACCACGTGGCGATATCAAACTACCACCCGTCCGTCCCGTGGTATCCGCTGAGCAGCTTCTACACATCCGTCCCGAGCGGGTTCCTGTCCTCGCCATGTGCCGAATACGCGCATTTCAGCGACAGGTCGTCGGGGGTGCACATCAACGGGGTCGGATGCTTCTTGTCGCGTGAGACGGACCACTACGGCGGGACGCTCTTGGAGTGCATCGAAGACATCAACAAGATGAGGCAGCACAGCAACGCTGGCGGAATCACGATAAACCATCCGACGTACAGCGGGCTTACTGCTCAAAACATAATAGACATCATGGATAGCTCGATTGGCGTGTTCGCGATGGAGGTATACAATTCAAACTCCGAAGCCACCGACGTCGGCTACGCGATCGACCAGTGGGACGGTGTCCTGTCAACGGGCAGGCAGCTTTTCGGCATCTTCGGCGCGCCAGACCACGAAGTGGAATACCACCCGAACGAAGAGCGCAACGGGTTCGGCTACAACCACGTCATGGTCAGGTCCAAGAACGAAGAGGAAATCTTGCTGGCATATACCGCTGGCAGGTTCTACGGCTCAATCTACAACGACAGCCTGAAATTCAACGACCTGTACTATTACGACGGCACGTTCACAGTCGAAACGTCCGAGCAATGCACTATCAAGTTTGTGACAAACGCAGGAGAGACAACGTCAACTGGGACAACGGCATCGTATACGCCAACAGCCAACGACGTATACGTGAGAGTAGAGGCCACGAACGGAACGAACACGCTGTACTCTAACGCAGTTGTTTTATAGCGTGGTGCTGCTATGGAGACGTTTCTAACAATCCTCGTATCTGCCTTCATATCGTCCACGGTGAGCGTTACACGGGGCAATAAAGAACTTGCACCCTTCAACCTCATGTGTTACAATCGAACTGTATAGAGGAGGTACAGTTGATCGAGTTCAATGATGTACAGACCACCGTGGCGGTGATCCTCGCCGCCCTCGCCCTTATCGGGGCCGTATGGAACACCTACAAGATAGCCAGGGAGGCCCACCAGCCTACTGAGGACAGGGTCCGCAGGCTGGAGGTCCTGGAGGAGCACGACGCCAACGACAACAAGAGGCTGGAGGAACTGGAGCGCGAGTCGCGCCTGGTGCTCAAGGCCCAGATGGTGATCATCGAGCACCTCATGACCAGCAACGGCACCCCGCAGCTCCAGGAGGTAAAGGACGAGATCCAGGCGTACCTCATCAACAGATAGGAGGAGTCATGAAGGAATCGACCAAGCTCTGGTGGAAGGCCGCAGGAGTTCGCGCCGTCAAGACGGTGGCACAGACCGCCGTGGCGACGATCGGCACGAGCGCTTTCATGGGAGACGTGGCGTGGCCGCTTGTCGGCAGCGCAGCCCTGCTGGCGGGCATCCTCTCGCTACTAACCAGCGTGGCGGGGCTTCCCGAGGTGAAGCTCGCCGAGGAGGTACGCGATGCCTAGCTGGGACCAGCGCGAGGCCGCTGCCCTGTGCATGGAGCACCTGGCGGACCACGACTGGCACGGATACACCCAGGGCTGGGGGCGCTGGGGTGACGGCGAGGGCGTGTGTCCCGTCGATACCCCTATAGGCACCTGCTACGTCGAGCAGGGGGACCGCGACTGCTCCGCTGGGACGGTCAGCGCGTACGAGGCCGCTGGGATCTCCTGCGGGGGAGCCACGTGGACGGGCGACGCGCTCGACTGCATGCTGGCCTCTGGGAACTTTAAAGCCCACCGCACGTCGGACGGGTACAGATGTGACGACGGGTACGTAGCCGAGCGCGGTGACGCGTACCTGGCCCACAACGGCAACCTGCAGCACATGGCTATGTGCATAAGCCAGGTCCCCGACATGCTCGCCGAGTTCTACATCTCCGAGAACGGGACCATCTACGGCGAGGTCGGCGACCAGACTGGATGGGAGGCACGTAGGGCACCGTTCTACTACGGGCCGTGGGACTACGTGCTGGAGTGCATAGTGGACGGAGAGACGGAGGACGACGACATGAGCATACTCACCTACAAGAACCCCGCGATGAACGGCGACAAGGACGTGTACCAGCTGCTGACCGATTCGGCGAAGGCCGCAGAGCCTCACGAGTCGGCCACTGGTGACGGGACCTACGGCGACCTTCGCACCCGCGTGGACTACATCGACCAGCGCGTGCGCGAGATGTACCCGCTGATCCTGGCCATGGCGGACAAGATGGGGGTCGGCATCGACAGGCCCGAGGACAGCGAGGAGTAGCCATGCCGTACAACCCGAACCTATACATGCCGCAGGGCTACCAGCCGTACAGGACAGGTCCTGGGGACCCGATGAGCCAGCCCAGCTGGACTCCGAATTATCCCATGGCGCAGATGCAGCAGCCTATAGACGCGCTGATCGGCGTTACGGGCCTGGAGGGGGCCAAGGCGTACCAGATCCCGCCCAACTCCAAGGTGGCGCTGTTCGACTCGGACTCGGACGTGTTCTATGTGAAGACCACGGACGCGGGCGGCTTCCCGACCATCCGATCCTTCAGCTTCGCACCGATCGAGCAGGCTGCACCGCAGGCACCCGCCGAGGACTTCGTCCCGCGCTCCGAGTTCGACGCCCTGGTGCAGGAGGTCAGGAAGCTGGCGGGAATGCCCCTGAAGAGGGAGACGACCGATGGCGAGTAGCATCTTCGGCCCGAAGCAGGGCGGCAACTCGATCCTGTCCATGTTGAGCAATCCCAAGGCGGCAGCTGACTATCTCGACAGCATAGGAGCCAAATGTACGCTCCCCAACGGTCAGCAGGCCACGATCGGCCAGTTGGCTGACATGGTGCGAGGCAAGACCCCGCAGCAGGCGTTCCGCGAGAACGGACTCGATTTCGACAAGGCACGCAACCATCTAAGGTAGCTGCGGGAATACAGCTGGTCCCGTGACTATATTCCTATCCGTTTCTCTATGAGAGGAGAAAAAGATGGCTATGTCCGACTACTCACTGAGCGACATCGCGGCGGTATCCGAGGGAGGTGGTCGCGGCGGCTTCGGCGACGGCGGGGACGGCTGGTGGATCATCCTGCTGTTCATCCTGCTCGGCGGCTGGGGCGGCAACCGTGGCGGCTGGGGCAACCAGGGCGGCGCTGGCTCCGTAGGCGGCGACGCACTCTACCCGTGGATGGAGAACCAGTCGACCCTGTGCAACGGGTTCGCTGGCGTGACCGCAGCCGTCACCAACGGGTTCGCCCAGTCCGAGATCGCTGCCAACGCCCGCCAGATGGCCGACATGCAGCAGATGTTCGGCCTGTCCCAGCAGTTCGCCAACTGCTGTTGCGAGAACCGCCTCGGCCTCGCCAACCTCGGCGCAGACCTCGCACGCGAGGCGTGCTCCGACCGCCAGGCCGTGAGCGACGGCGTGCGCGACATCCTCGCCAACCAGACGGCCAGCGTCCAGCGCATCCTCGACCAGATGTGCCAGGACAAGATCGACTCCAAGAACGAGCAGATCGCGCAGCTCCGCCAGGAGATCGCGCTCAAGGACCTCGCCGCGTCACAGAACCTGCAGACCGCCCAGCTGCTGGCCGACAACGCGCTGCAGACCGCGAACCTGGAGCAGTACCTCGCCCCAGTACCCCGTCCCGCGTACGTGGTCCAGAACCCCAACTGCTGCCAGCAGAACTTTGGCTGCGGCTGCGGGTCGTTCTAGGGAGACGCCATGGCTGAGTATGTGAGCGTGCAGAGCCCGCAGATCGTAGCGGCCGATCAGAACGTTCTATTTGTCGATACCATCCCGTGCAACAAGGGCTACGTGGTCCACCGCAACGGTAGCGGCATTCTTACCCTCCGAGGCATCGCCAGCGGGTGCGCCAGGTTCGCACGCTACCAGGTGACCTTCAACGGCAACATAGCGGTCCCCACTGGCGGCACCGTGGGAGCTATCGCCACGGCCCTCGCTCTCGACGGAGAGGAGCTGCAGTCGTCCCGAGCCATCGTGACTCCCGCAGCCGTGGAGCAGTACTTCAACGTCACCAACACGGCGATCATCACGGTCCCCGCTGGCTGCTGCACCACGGTGGCCGTCGAGAACGTGAACGCTGGAGTGGGCGAGGACATCGCGCAGGGCGCGATCAGCGTCGCCGATGGCAATCTCACCGTCACGAGGATCGCTTAGGAGGAAAACGATGGTAGATAGAATCTACGAGATCAAGAACAAGCTCATCGAGCAGGTCGAGAAGGACATGCGCGAGCGTCCCGACCGCGTCGATGGCGAGATGATCGACATGATCAAGGACCTCGCCGAGGCCGAGAAGAACTGCTGGGAGGCCGACTACTACCGTGCAGTGACCGAAGCCATGGAGGGCGAGGGCGGATCTGGCTACTCGTCCCGTGGGGGATCGACCTCCAGCGGCTGGCAGAACCAGTACGGCTCTGGCCGCAACAGCGGCGGGCGTCGCGGATACGACGGATCCAGCCACATGATGGGCTACCAGGACGCCATGGACACCATGCGCCACTACATGCGCAACTCCGACCCCGTCGAGCGTGAGCGCATGCGCTCCGAGATGATGGCGATGTGAGACCGTTCGTAGTCAACGGACGCCTCTGGAGGGTCGTCCTGTCCCACCCCGACGACCCGCGCCTCATAGACCGCACTGGGGTCCGCAGGATAGCGACTGCGGACCCCTCCACCTCCACCATCCACGTGTCCGACGAGGTACGACCTCCCCTCCTCGATCGGGTCATGGTGCACGAGGTGGCGCATGCCGTCACCATGTCGTACGGACTCCTGGACAGCCTGCACGAGATAGTCCCTCCCGACAGTCGGGTGGCCGTCGAGGAGTGGGCGGTCGGGCTGGTGGAGGAGTTCGGCATGGAGGCCCTGGCGCTGGCGTCCGAGTCGCTGGGGAGGCCCGTGTGCGTGAGAGGACTGTGCTATGATAGACCTTGAGACCATCGAGCGGGAGATCCGCGAGCTGGAGGCCAGGGGCGACACGACCTACTCGATCTGCGAGCGCCTGTCGTGGCTCTACGTGGTGCGGGACCACCTGCGCCCAGTACGCGAGGAGACCAGGACCACCCAGGACCTGCGAGGGTCCGAGTTCCTGGAGGCCGCGAGCGGCGTGAGCTATCCCGCTTTGATGAGGATTCTGGACGAGCACATGAGCGCCCTGCAGGTCGTGCAGCCCAAGGAGTACGACTCGGTAATGGAGAAGATCAGATACTTGCGCTGACACCCCTCCGCGTGGTATAATTGCAGGTGCGGGGCGCGAGTTCCTCCTTTCTCTCGTCGGCTGGCCCAGTGGCCTCGCTGCTGCTGGGCCAGCTCCCTATTCGATGACTCCCATCAGGCGCAGGGTCAGGTCCACGTCCTCGACGCTGGACACCGCCCCCACGACAGCACCAGAGGCCAGCCACTCGGCCAGCCTCCAGTCCTGGATCCTCGTCTGCTCCTCGTCGGGCGACCTCTTGCACTCGAACGCCACCGCACGGCCCCCTATGCTGCCGATCACGTCGGGCGTCCCCCTCTCGGTGTAGATCCCTCCGTGCACGTTGACGCACTTGGAGCGGGGGAGCGATCCCAGGTATTTCATGATCGGGGCCACCACCCCCTCATACTCCAAATGCTGGTCCCGCAGCGGGGTCACCGTGCGCTCCTCGGCACCGTCCCGTTCTTCATGAGCTGGAGCCTCGCGGGTATGTCCTGCATGCACAGGTGGTCCTCCGTCCACATCGCCATGAGCACGTTGCTCGCGGCTGCGGCCAGGTGGTCCTCGTCGTCCCACCCGTCCATGTACTTGAACAGGTGCCGCATGGCGGAGTCCAGGAAGCTGTGCATCGGGATCCCCTTCTCCCAGTTCCGCTCCTCATGGTCCTCTAGCGCCCCCTCCATATGGCGCGAGACCCTGAGCAGCGACGAGTGGGGCAACAGGTCGCACCGACCCTTGCCGCCCGTGTCGCGCCTAGCCCCAGTCTCGAACTCAGTCATTCCGCATCATCCCTAAAGCTTACGTCCACTATATCGAACCTAACGAACGCCCACAGCATCCGCACCAAGAAGGGGATCAAGTGCTGAGTTCCGTAATCCCAGCACCAACACCCGTTGAACGGATATCTGGCGGCGACTATGTAGTACTTCCACCCCATGGCGCACCGATCACCTCCCAGTGCTCCCGAAGCCAGCGTCCCCGCGTCCGTCGCTCGACGGACCGATCTCGTCCACCTCCGACCAGCGCACGTCCTCGATCTGGTGGAAGAGCACCTGCGCGAGGCGCATGCCGCGCTCCACGTGGAACGTCTCCTCCCCGAGGTTGTGGACGCACACGAACAGCTCGCCCGTGTACCCGTTGTCGATTATGCCCTCATTCACCAGCAGCCCGTGCTTGCGGAGGCTGGAGGACCGCCCCGTTATCCTGGCGAACAGGTTCAGGGGCAGGTCCACCCTCACGTCGGTGTGTACGTCCACGGTCGCCCCTGGCGGGATCTCGCAGGGCCTGGACACGAACAAGTCCCAACCCGCGTCCCCGTCGTGCTTGCGGTACGGCCTGCGGGCGTGCTCCCCCAGCTGGAAGCTCACGTACCTGGGAGCCACCTATACCACCTCCGCCACGGTCATGGGACCCGTCCCGAAGTACTTCACCCTGCCGAGCAGCCTGTGCTCCTGCATGAACTCGAACAACTTGCTGCTGGTGTCCACGTCGAAGATGGAGGCGGTGCCGTACAGGTCGGGGTCCACGTAGTCGCAGAAGGTCAGCGCGATCTCGGTCGGCGCGTTGATCAGGCACGACCTCCTGAACAGGTCGTCATCCCACTCGGCGATGCGGCGCACCTTGTGGGTGACCGTGGTGCGCTCGGGAACCAGGTCCTGACCCATGCGCTCGGACAGCTCCTCCCAGGTGATCTCCCCCTCCATCGGTCCCGAGTTCCCCGCCACGCGTATCGGGTAGGTGCGGCAGACCATCAACACGTCGGTTACCCTGGCGGGGGCGACTCCTACCTCGGCGATGATGCCTGCGGCGTTGGTGTCCACGCTCGTGCAGTAGGGCCAGTGGCTGTGGTACAGCGACAGCCCGCTGCCCTGGGTCCCCTCGATCATCACGTCGTAGCCAGCGTCCTGCAGGGTGGCGAGCATGGTGGGGGTGTCGTAGTAGACCACGTCCTCCAGGCCGTACTCCTGGGCCACGTCCCGCACCAGCCTGAACTGCTCGGGATCGCGGGAGATCCGCGCCATGCGGGCGGGTCCCACGCCCTCGCCAGTCGAGCCTATGCGCCTGTGCATCTCGCCCTCGGTGCCGCCCTCCTGCTCGTGGAAGCGCTCGTCCAGCACCCCCGCCTGGGAGTCGATGTACAGGCGCTCGCGGAAGTCTGGGTAATACTGCTCTATATGCTCCAGCTCCTGCATGAGCAGGGACATGTTGATCAGCGCCCCGCGTCCGATCACTATCTTGGCCCTGGGATTTATCCACCCGCAGGGGATCGTCTGCATGACGTGCCTCTCGCCCCTCCAGTAGATGGTGTGTCCCGCGTTCGGGGACCCGACCCTAACGTGCACGTCGTAGTCGTCGGCCACGTACGCGGCTATGGCTCCCTTGCCCTCGCTCCCGTACTGGCCCCCGACCAGCACGCACATCTTCCCTCGTCTAGTCATGTTGCTCCTCCATCCTGTCTATCGACCTTCGAGCATGGTATGTCAGCTTCTTGACTGCCGACTCCTCCCCGTCCTTTCCCCTGTAGGTCTGCACGTACCTCACGAACCACGGGTCCCTGTCCTCCAGGTACAGGTCCGCGTACACCTTGGGCGACGGAGTGGGGTACTCGGCCTGGTACTGGGCCAGGTTGCTCGGCGCGTTCTCGTTGATCGCGCAGAAGTGCAGTCCCCTGTCCTCGCACCACATCGCGGCCTCGGCCAGCCTGTCGCCCGTGCGCGAGGTCCACAGGATCACCTCGTGTCCCTCGTCGATCAGCTGGCGCACGAAGCTTACCATGTCGTAGTACGGCCTCCCGATCTCTGGGAACGCGTTCTCACACAGGATGCCGTCGAAGTCCACCGCTATGATCACGGCTCCACCTCCTCTCCTGGGGTCCACTTGCGGAAGGTACCCCATGACTTGCCGTACTCTATGTCCACGCCCACCCTGGGGGTGAACTCGAAGTCCTCCATTATCAGCTTGATCGTCGGCAGCGCCACGGCCAGCTCGCAGTCGGGCACCTCGAAGATCACCGAGTCGTGCACCTGCATGAGCATCTGCCCGCCCAGGTCGCGTATGGCGGGGTACAGGCGCGAGATGGCCACGCGCACGATCTCGGCCACCCCGCCCTGGATGACGTTGCTCATGGCCTTGTGGGGGTCGGCCTCGGGCACGTTGAAATGCCTTATCCGCCCCGTCCACATCTCCACGTAGCCGTTCATCTTGGCGAAGTCCTCCAGCTCGTACATGAGCCTGCGGAAGCCAGGATAGAGTCCGTGGTAGCGCTCCAGGTAGTCCTTGGCGACCTTCTCCTCCACGCGCAGGTTGTGGGCCAGCTTGCGGTAGCCTATGCCGTAGATCACCGAGAAGTTGATGCGCTTCGCGGCGTTCCTCGGTATCCCCAGCATCTCCGCCGTGGCCGTGTGCAGGTCGGCGTCGCTCTCGATCAGCTCCCGCATGATCGGGTCCTGGGTGTAGTGGGTCACGAGCCTCATCTCGGCCTGCTTGTAGTCGGCCTGGATCATGGTGTAGCCCTCGCGGGCCGTGAACACGTCCTTGACCTTGAACACCTGCGTGGCCTTGGCGACCGCCTGCAGGTTGGGCTTGCTGCAGGACAGCCTGCCCGTGTAGGTCCCGATCAGGTTGAGGTTGCAGTGGAGCGTGTCGTCGGCGTCCATGCTGGCCAGGTACGGCGTATAGTATCGGCTGTCCACCGACAGCCAGCCCCTGGCCTCCTGGATGAGCTTGGCACGCTCGGCCTGCTCCCCTCCCGCGTCGATAAGCTCCACCAGGCGGTCGGCGGCGCTGGACTCGACGCCCAGCCACTCGCAGACCCTCTTGCTGCTGTTGGGATTCAGCTCGAAGCCCGCAGCCTCGTGCAGGCGCTCCAGGGCGTCGGCGGCCCTCTCCTCGGCCTCGGCCTGGTAGCGGGCTATGCACTCGCGGTCCACGTGCATGCCGACGTGCTCCATCTCCACCACGATGCGGTCGTAGTAGCACACTTGGCGGAAGATCTCGGTCAGGCCCGCGATCTCCAGGGCCTCGCGCAGCAGCTCCATGAGCTGGCGGGTGAGCCTCACGTCGTCGCAGGCGTAAGGCTCGACGTACTCTGGCTCCAGCACGTGCATCATGCTCTTGACGTTGTTATCGGCACGTGGCGAGCGGGAGCACTCCAGGCCCAGCTCCTGGCACCTCTCGAAGACTCGGTCCTCCAGGACCGACTCCTGCAGGGACCCGTCGCCGACGCCGTATCGGTCGCATACCTCCTTCAGCTTGAAGGACGGCTCGTTCTCGTTGACGAGGTGGAGCGCCAGCATGGCGTCCTCGAAGTGGTCGGGCATCGGTATGTGGAGGTCCCGCTCCATCATGTGCAGGTCGTACCCATAGTTATACCCCAGGTACGTCCTGTGCGGGTCCGACAGGTACGCCCACAGAAACGGCTCCACTCCGATCAGGTTGGTGCCGTTCGAGTGGCGGAGGGGCAGGTAGTACGCCTCCCGCCCCGTGTCTATCGCCACCCCGATCACGTGGTCGCGCTCCCGCGAGGCGCTGCCGAAGATCGACAGGCCCGTGGTCTCCACGTCCACGCAGGGATCCGTGCACGCGAGCAGCTCGGGCTTGATGGCCTCCAGCTTGTCCAGCGTGTCGATCAGCATGGCCCTACGCCTGCGCCTTCAGCTTCGCGAGGTCTGGCAGGCTGACCACGTTCTGGATCTGCGAGCGCACGTTGCCGTTGTACTCGGTGTCCTCGACCGTGACCCCGCACTCCTTGCCGATCACGTCGGACCGCTTGAACTTCACGACCTCGCCCGTCTGGCCGACGCCCAGGGCGATCACGGTCTCGGCCACCTTCCACATCGCCGCAGGGGTGATGGCGGTGAACACCTTGAGGATCCGCCCCTTGCCGTCGCCCTCCAGCAGCTCGAAGTCCCAGACGAACATGGGGTTTCCGCCCTTGGACACCTGCTGGTCCACGTTGACGCACTTGGCGCGGTAGGCTCCCGCAGGGATCAGGCCCTGGGACTCCACGTCGGTCAGATCGACCTCGAAGGTATCGGCGCTGGTCGGCGCTCCCTGGGCGGTCGGCGCAGGTCCGTTCACGAATGGATTGTTGCTTGCCATTGTAGTCTCCTCACTACTCGATTGCCTCGCCCATGTACTGGGCCATTATCCTGGACATGTCGGGGTCCTTGATCAGCGCCCCGATGCGCTGGGCGAACTCGCTGCCGCGAGTCTTCGCCGCGAAGCCGCCCGCAGGCTGCGTGAGCAGGTAGCGGTGCGTCTCGCCGTACATCTCGCCGTCGTCCCCCTGGACCTGCTCCTCGGCGACGTACAGGTACCAGACGAAGTCCATGTACCCCATGATCGAGGTGCACAGCTTGTCCGTGAGGTTCGGCTTGCTCTCGTCCAGCACGTTGGTCCCTGGACGCATCTTGTCCTTGCGGTGCGCGATGTAGACCACGTGCACGGGCAGGTCGCGGAAGCCCCGCAGCACTCGTGCCAGCTGCTTGCCCGAGATGCCGTAGTCCTCCAGGTAGATCTGGTCCACCGTGTAGGTCTTGTCCTTGCGCCTGCGGTCCGTGTAGTTGCGCGTCGCGATGCTCTCCAGGGACAGCGTCTGCAGCTCAGTTATGTTGTCTATCACGACCGTCTTCGTGGTGGCGTACTTGTCGTCCCCCGCTGCGATGCGGTGCATCTCGCGCTCCAGGTCGTCCACCGAGTGGATGTCGGTGGCGTGGATGTCGCCGCGCTCGGCCAGGGTCATCAGGCCCCCGTCGATGTTGAACACGTGCACGTCTGCCATGTAGGGGCTGTCCTGGCACGTGCCCGCCAGGTGGGTCTTGCCGCTGCCAGGGTCTCCGTAGATGAGGATGTTCATCTTGTCGGTGAAGCTCTGCGGCGTTATCAGGTAGTTATCGCTCATCCTCTTCCTCCTTCCTTATCCCGAAGTAGCATCCGTCGTACCTGTCGGAGTTCTCGCAGTCGCCCTGCTCGCACAGGTAGCACTCAGAGCACCAGACCCATATCTCGTCGCTCATGCCAGTCCCTCGTCCCTCTCGTCGCACGCCCTGGCGAGCGGGCATACCTCGCTCAGCCCGCACTCCCCGCAGGCGTAGCCCTCCGCCGTCTCGGCGGGGTCTGGCTGCGGGACTTCGCGCTTGCGTTCCTTGACACGGTTCTGACACCCGCAGTAGGGGCAGTCGAACGCGTCCCACAGGATAGGCTCGGGTAGATCATGGAAGGCAGCAGCCAGCCCGCCCCTCTCCTCGTCGCGCACGGTGTAGCGGTTCTCATGCATCAGCGGGAACTCCCGCCAGCACACCTCACAGATCCACATCCCGCGAATCTTCTCGTCCATCCGTCTCTCCTATCTCTTGTCGATGTGTGTCGCGGCCTCGTCCGCCACGTGCAGAAGCCACGCCAGCGGGTAGGTGCTGAATGCGGCGCTGGGCTTGCTGTAGCTGCTCATGTCGAAGGCCCCCATGTGGCAGTTGATCGCCGCCGCCTCCTCGGGCTGCAGCCTCATGAAGTGCTGGATGAGGTACACCGACTTGGATCCGTGGCCCCCGAAGGGGAAGTCCTCGTCGAACTTGTAGGTCGGGTACTGCTCCCACCTGTTCTGCGCGTCCTTGCGCCACCGCATCTCAATCTTGTACGACCCTACCTTGCACAGGTCGTGGAACAGGGCGCAGATCGCCACGCTCTCGGGGTCCAGCTCGCCGACCTGTCCCTCGTACATGTGGGACAGGAACTCCAGCTGGTCGTGCACCGCGAGGCTGTGGTCCAGCAGCCCGCCCTCGAAAGCGCCATGGTAGCGCGTCGATGCTGGGGCGGTGTAGAAGTCGCTGCCTCGCAGCCACTCCATGAGGTCGCCGATCCCGTCGCGGTGGATGAGGTCCGCCACGCGGCTCTCGAAGTCCTCGACTAGTTCCATTCTATTCATCGTTTCATTCACCTCCTCTCGCGTCCCGTCCATTGTATCATGCCGCACACGCTCTGTCAATACGTTTATTGCCGATGTGAGCGCAGCGTGTACTCGGTCTCGCGTATGTAGTCGGCGTCGTACCCGCGCAGCTCCGCCTGGCACAGGCTCTGGAACGAGCACAGGCGGCAGGTCCACGGGTCCATGCTGGGAGTGAGCGCACGCCCAGATCGGCGGGCGAGCGCGATCTCGCGGGTGGCGTCCACCACCACGAAGTGCCAGACCCGATTCACCATGTCGTCGGACCTGATCTCCTTGGTGGCCCTGCACATCTCCACGTCGGCGAGCTTGTCGGCCATCTCGGCGTAGTCGGCGGGGTCCAGGCCCGCCTCCTCCAGGAAGCGCCTGTAGCGGGTCCACGTGCACCTGATCTTGGAGCGGCTCACGCTCCCGTCCCTGTTGAACTTGGGCACGGCGCTCGGCGTGTTGTAGTGTTGCCAGGTCATGGTGCCCGCCACGTCGATCCACATCTGGCGGCAGGCCATCATGTAGACCGCGTTCTGCAGGTTGAACCGCTCGTCGTCGTCCGCCGCGAGCGTGCGCCTGAACTTGTAGTCCACGCACCAGACCTGGCCCGTGTCCTGGTCCTCCAGTATCGCGTCGATGTATCCGTGCAGGCCCTCGCTCCCCGCGCACGGCACGTAGAAGTGAAGCTCCAGCGCGGGGATCGACACGTTGTCCCTGACCACGGTGACTGGGAGCCACCGCAGCGGGTCAAACTCCTCCAGGGCCTCGTCGAACACGTCGAGGGCGCGGTCGCACAGCTCGTACTGCTCAGGGCGCTCCTCGTCCAGGAAGTCGGTCACCGACATGTAGTCGTTGAACATCTCGATTATCGCGCTCCTGCCGTCGCTCTGCAGGTCGGCGAACTCGTGGTCCCACCCCTCCACGGCGCACTCCCAGCGTCTGCGCATCGCGGCCTCCATCCCAGCGTGGCAGAGCTTGCCCACGGTCAGGTAGTCGCGCTCCCTCCTCTGGCGCAGGCCCTCGCGGTAGGCGTACTCCCAGCGCCTACGGCATGCCAGGAACGTGCCTATCTGGGATACCGACACCATGCCCTCGGGCGTCATGCCGTCCTCGTAGAACAGGCACGGCGTGTCATTCCTCCTCTTGTCCTCCGTCATCTTCCTCCCTCTTTCTCGTATCGTCCTCGCATGTGGCGCAGTCGCCCTCGTCTCTCCAGTCGCCGTACTCCATGCACATCGCCCATCCGCACCCGCAGGGGCATGGGCTGGCGTAGTCGCACCACTCGTCCACGTGCTCACCTCCTGTTGCAACCTGCGCGGTGTTGTATTGTATTGCATGCACCTAGGGAGGTGCAATGCAATGCAACACAGGACACCACGCCCGCGAGGTCGTTGCATGCAACGTGTTGTATAATGCAACGCAACATCACCACAGCCCTCTCTCGTATCTGATCAGCTTCTCGGTGGTCGGGCGCTCGGCGCGGTCCCGACCGTTCAGGTGGGTCACCCGCGTGTCGCCCCAGTCGTGCACCACGACGAAGTCCTCGGGCGCGTCGAACGTGGAGCACACCACCACGCACCGCCGCGACAGGTCGCGCACCCACGCATAGTAGGTATCCACGTCGAAGTCCTCGAACCTGTGCGCCTTGGTGCGCGACTTCCCTCCCGAGTACGGCGGGTCGCAGTAGACCACCGCCCCGTCGGGGATCTCCAACTCGTCGTAACCGCAGCACAGGAGCGCGAGGTCGGGACACGTCCGCATGCTCGCGGCCTTCTTCTCGGTGGAGCGGGCCTGCGCCTCGAATCCAGTCGGTCCCGTGGTGGTCTGGTTGCGGGCCACCCCGCCATACCACTTGCCGCCGAAGGAGCAGGCCACCCCGTACCACGCGGTCAGCGGGTCCGACATGTCCTGCGCGTCCTTGTAGGCGTGGTAGTTTGCCTCCACCTCCTCCAGCGAGGTGGGGAGCCAGTCGGTCCCCTCGGCGACGACCTTCCTCCACAGCTCGACCAGCGACCCGTTCACGTCCGCCCCGATCGCGTGTCCTGGCCTGCACGTCTCGATCACGTGGGCGAACGACCACCCGCCCCCGAGGAACGGCTCCACATAGGTCGTGTCCCCGTCGATGTACGGCCTCAGTGCGTCGGCGATGGCGCGGCGCTGCCGAAACTTTCCTCCCATGTACCTCGTCACTCAGTCCTCCTGAACTTGCCGTCTGGCATGCGCTCCACCATGCCCGCCGCCTCCAGCTGCCTGATCTGTCGGCTGATGGTCGAGCGGTTCTTGTTGGTCCTCGCCACCAGGTCGGCCTGGGACATGCTCCCCTCGGCCAATATCTCCAGGAGGTCGGCCTGGGCGGGCCTGCCCTGCTGCGCTCCTGGGGCCATGGACTCGTACTCCCTCGCCGACACCTGGTAGCGCATCGGGTACTGGGTCGATATGTCGAAGGTGAGCGAGATCGGCGACTGGTTCCCCATCACCTTGGAGTGGCGGCGCACCACGACCTCGTTCTGCGCGAGGCGCGGGTTACGCCTTATCTGCCAGCCCGCCTCCAGGAAGGCGTTCAGGAACTGCGATCCCCAGCTGTCCTCGCGAGCGGTAGAGTCGGGGTCCACGTTCTTCTTGGAGTGGTGGGCGAGCACGAAGCTGCACCCGTATCGGTCGCGCCAAGTCTTGAGCACCATCATCTGGTTGGCGAGGTCGGCCATGTAGTTGTCCACCTGCGCGGTGGTCGAGTACAAAGGATCTATCAGCACCGCCCTGGGGCGTATCTCCTCTATCTGCTTCTCCATCTCCTCCAGCACGCGCCTGTCGTCGAACCTCAGCATGCGCGAGGGGTGTACGAAGATGGGGAGGTCGGGCATGGAGGGGACCTGCCACTCGTCGCCGTCGATCACGGCGTCCATGCCGAGCTTCTGCTCGACTATGAGCGCGAGGCGGTCGGTCAGGCCCGCGTGGCTGTCCTCCTGCTGGATGATCATCGTCGGCCCAGGTTTGAGCACCTCGTAGCTGCCGAGGAACGGTACCCCTGCCGACAGGCTCACGGCCAGGTCGAGCAGCAGCCAGGTCTTGTACGACTCGGGCGGGCTGACCAGGAACGTGATCGAGGCGTCGGGGAGCCAGTCCGCGACGGCCCACGACACGCCCTGCCCGCCGTAGCCCTTCACGTAGTCGGCCATGCGCACCACGTCGAAGGAACGTGCGCCCTCCTCGGGCGTCCCCGTAGCTCCCTGGGGCGCTCCTCGGTCGTCCTCGTACTGCACGCTGGTGAACTGCGACCCCTGCATGGCGTGGGAGCGCCCGATTGAGGCCACCGTGGTCCTCACCTCGCGTGCAGGCATCGGCGGGTCGTTCCTCTCGTTCCAGTCGAGCAGCAGCTCCTCGACTATGTCCTCGGCCATGCCCTTCTTGAAGAAGTACCCCGCCAGCTTCGCGCAGGTGTCGTTGCGCCCGCCCTCGGCCACGCCCCGCAGGGCCTCGCGGATCCACCCGTCGCCCTCCTGGGACCTCGGGCGGCTGTTCATGTCGAGTAGCTCGCGGGGGAACGCCCCCATGGGGCCGCGCCTCACCCACTCGTAGCGCCCGCCGCTCGCGTGCAAGGTCGGCGGCAGCACTATGAACCCGCCGTCCGCACGCAGGTCCATGCCCTCGAAGATGCGGACCCTGTTGGAGATCCTTCCCACGCCCTGGGGGTAGCTATAAAATAAATGAAACCCACCAGACCCCGTGCGGCTCACCAGCTGGGTGGGCCATCGGCGCAGCAGCTCCTCTATCGGCGTCGGGCAGTCGCTCTCCACGTCGAGCACGACCATGCCCGATATCTTGCCCGTCACCACCCCGACACCCGCACCAGACAGCGAGGCGAACCAGCTGTCCACCTGGTCGCGGGAGGCCCTCTGGCGCTCGTACTGCAGCCAGTTGCTCATGTACGGGCGCTTCTCGTCGGGCTTGACGGGCAGGACCGACCAGCCAGAGTCCACGTACTCGCGGGCCAGATCGCTAGTAGTTGTCATATCTTACTGCCTTCCGAATCTTCGCGCCGCATTCTTGGCAGAACTTGCTGTGGCGCTCAACGATGTGGCCGCAAGACAGCTTCACGCGCTCACGGCCTATTTCGCCTCTGGTGCTAGCCGCGTAATGCTCGACTATCTCGCATTCCCCGCCGCCCAGCGTCGCGGCTATGCGTCCTACGAACCCGTCGCGTATGCGCTCGTAGGACTTGCGAACAACATCGTCCTTCGCACGTGTCTCGGACGCTTCGACTCGCAGCATGAGGCACTCGTGCTCAAACTCATCCAAGATGCCTTGCAGCTCGGTCGTTTGGTTGTCGGTTTCGTTACTCGTCGTCATCCTCGTACACCCCCTGCGGGTTCACGAAGAGCTGATGGGTCGGGACCTTGTACAGCGCGGCGTACTTGGCGATGGCCTCCTCCGACAGGCTGCGGCTCCCGTTCTCGTGTCGGGAGATGGCGGTGACGGTGTAGCCCGTCAGGGTACTCACCTCCTGCTGGGTCAGGCGGCTGCGGTCGCGAAGCTCGCGCAGTCGGTTCTTGGGTGCTCCGTCCTTCATCTTAGTCCTCCTTATCGAACTTGTCGGTCTCGTTGCCCCACACATCCCAACCATCGCGGCTACGGCGTGCGAATAGCTCCAGCTTGCGGGCGTCGGAGTAGATAGCGTCCAGCTCGTCCTGGACGTATTCGGGCTTGCGGCTGTGCTGTGTCCTCTTCTCGCTGAAGTACTGTCTAGAGTTGGTCTTATACCTCTTCGGGAGTACTCCCTTCTTCGGTCGAAACACGAGCACGAATTCGCATTGGGTGATGGTGTAGGCCCCTGGAAGTGGCCTCTCCTTGTTCCATACGTAGGCTACGTTTATGAACTTGAACCCCCACGCTGTTCCCAGCTTTATGGCGTCGCCTATCTTCGGACCAGTAGCCCACATGAACAGGACACACTGATCACAGCACAACTCCCTGACTCTCATCTCCTCCATCTCGCTCATACTCATAGACGGGTAATGGTGTATGGAGTTCCCTGGGTTCAGACGCGGGTCGCGTCCGCTGAATTTGGGACTGTATAGTTGGTGTTCCCCGTAGTCCCACGGAGGGTCGGCCAGGACCACGTTGTACCCATCGTCCAGGTTCCACCTGCCGTCCTTACTTATCAAGTCTGATACTGCCATCTTGCTCCTATCTGTTGTAGCAACTGTATTGCACCATGCAACCATTATAACACGTCTGCAAGGTGGTTGTCAAGTACTGATTTACCGCTTCATGTAGCCGAAGTCGAAGCTGCCGTCCCGTATGGCGTCGATCACGTCGCGCTTGCGCTGGAGCGACTCGTACATGGCCTCGTCTATGGTGTCCTCGGCCACCAGGTGCAGGAACGACACGCGATGGTCCTGCCCTGGTCGGTACAGGCGGGCCTTGGACTGGTCGTAGAGCGCCAGCGAGTGAGGCAGGCTGAAATAGACGGCGTGGCGGGCGCGTGTCATGTCCACGCCCTCGGCCCCCGCCTGTATCTGGACGGCGATCACGCCACCACGCTCTCCGTTCCGCTCAAACCACCTGTCCAGGGTATGCTCTCGCCCCGAAAGCTCGAACGCGGGCCTGCCCTCCAGCAGCGCCACGCGCCTGATCTCGTCCAGGTCGTGCTGGAACACGCAGAACACCACCACGCGCTCGTCGGGCGGGAGGTCCTGCAAGATCGAGCGCAGGGCGTCGGCCTTGGCCGTATTCAGCTCTCGGGTCTCGGCGTCCTGCAGCGGCGCGTCCTGGACGGGACAGAAGCCCGCGCAGATCTGCTGCATCCGCAGCATCCTCACCAGCACGTTGGAGGCGGTCACGAATCCGCCCGCGCACTCGGCCACGAACTCCTCGCCCAGCTCGGCCAGCGTGGCCATGTCCCGTGCAGGTAGCTGGACCCCCACTCTCACGGGCGGCATGGCCTCGGGGAGCTTGATCCTGTCGGCCACGTCGGACATGCGGCAGGTATATGCCACCGATCGGAAGCGCTCCATCAGCTCCTGCTGGTTCTTGTACCCCACCACGAACTTGCGCTCTGGGCCTCCCAGGACCGCGTACTGCTGCCTGAATCTCTCGAAGTTCGTGCCGAAGATCGAGCGGTCCAGGAACCTGTACTGGCCGTAGACGTCCAGCGGCGAGTTCGCCATGGGCGTCCCCGACAGGCACATCCGCACGGGGACCCTGCGGCCCAGCATGGCGAGGTACTTGGACACCTTCGAGCCTGCTGCCTTGGCACGGTGGCTCTCGTCCAGCACCACCATGTCGAGCTTCCGATGGTCGGCCAGCCTCACCAGGTAGTCGCCGAGGGGCTTGCGCCACACCGAGTCGTAGTTGATCACGATCACTCTCTTGCGGTCGTCCAGCTGGTACCAGTTCTCGTCTGGGTTCATGAAGTCCCACAGGCGCTCGGAGGTCTTGAGCACGGTCTCGCCCGCCTTGCGCTGGAAGGTATAGTAGCTCCCCTCCTCGGCGTACTTCGCCAGCTCGCGGGGCCACACCCCCATCACGGCCTTGGGGCAGACCACCAGCACGGTCCCAACCTCGGGCCTCGCCATGATGGAGTCGATCGCCACGCGGGTCTTTCCTGTCCCCATTTCCATGTCGAGCATGCAGGCGGGGCGCTCCAGGGCGAACTGGAGCGCCTCCTCCTGGGCTGGCCACCTAGGCGGCACCGTCATCGCTCCCCTCCTTCCTGCGGTCCTGCTTAGTACCGCATCCAGGGCAGAAGTTGGGCGGCATAAACCTCGTCCAGTCTCCGCCCGTCTTCCTGTTGCGCCTTATGTGGTACGATACCCCGCACACGCCGCACCTGAAGTTACGATGCATCCCCCTGTTGGTCACCTTCGTCTCCATCCTTCTCCTTCTCGCGCTGCTCCCGCTCGTACTCGTCCAGGGCCTCCTCCATCAGCTTGCGGAGATTCTGGGCCAGGAACTCCTTGACGTACTCGGCCTCCCAGATCGGGTACCACTCGTCCTCGCACAGGTCCTCCTCCTCCTCGCGGTCGGTGATCTTCAGCAGGCCGCTGTTGATCTTCCCATCGGTGACCGCCGTCCACTCGTCGCGGCTCTCCTTGACGTACAGGGTGTACTGGAACTCGTGCTCCTCGTACTTGATCGCCTCGTAGTAGCCGAGGGTCCTGTCCCTGAACTTCACGAACAGGGTCTCGTCGTCCAGCGCCATGACCTCGCGCATCTTCTCAGGCGTCATCTTCCCGTTCTTCAGCAGGTAGTCCCTGATCACCCACCTGGAGCACGTGCTGCCCCTCACGGCCTGGAACTTGCGGTGCAGGTCGGTGATCCCGAAATCGTGCCCGCCGTCCTCCAGCTTCCGCAGGCGGTTCTTCAGGCGCTCGTTCTCGTCCTTCACCACCTCGTAGTCCTGCAGGAAGTACTGCTCCAACGTCTTACTCTCCATGTCGTTCCTCCTTCTACCGTTGCCTATACCTGTCCCTCACGCTGGGACGACCCCGCCTCAGCGTCAGACCTCCGTACACCAGCTCCTCCATGACGTACTGGTAGCACTCGTACACCCACCAGGATCCCACCACCAGCATAGTCGCGAAGATCAGCGCCCCGCCCAGGGTCGGTACTGCGGGCGACATCATCACCTCCACCGCCGTCCTCGCGTCCAGGGTCAGCATGGCCGTCCCAGCCGCCCCCATCGCCATGGCGAGCAGCGCCCCGCTCCTCTTCCTCATACCTTCCTCCTATCGTGTCGGAGGGAGGCCCCGACTCCCAGGGCCTCCCCGTGTCCCGTCCTATCGCAGGCCCATGGCCTCCCAGATCTCGCGGCCCTTGTCCGTGAGGTTGAAGCTCGTGACCTTCTTGGTGCGCCCGTTGCCCTGGTCGCGGCTCTCCTTGGAGCGGACCCCGAGGCCCTTCTCGCACAGGGTCGAGATCATCGCGCCCACGGCCATCGGCTTGCCGAGGAACTGTCCTCCGATCTCGTCGCAGATGCAGTCGGTCCACCAGCCCGCGCCCTTGTTGCCCAGCGCGGCCTCGCCAGCGGCGTCCAGCTCGCGCAGGAAGTCGGCCTGTTTGGCGGTCAGGGTCACGTCCCCGTGCTCGAAGGCCACGTCCTTGGACCTGCGGGGCTTGCGGGCGGGCTTCTCGCCCTTGCCCCCGCCGATGCCCACGGCGCGGTTGAACTCGGCGCGGGTGCACTCGACGCCGTCGCGGTATACCTTCTTGTTGATGTGGTCGTTGGCCCACTCGACGCCGTCGATCTCGATGACGTTCATATCGCTCTTCCTCTCCTCGTAGTCCTGGCGGGTCGGGTCCTCCGACCGCTCGATCGCTGCCCTGACGCGTGCCGCCTGCTCCAGCTTGCGCTCCTTCTCCTCGCGCATGGCCTCCACCTCTGCGGCCTCGAATTCGCTGGCCTTGATGCGCTTGCCGTCGCGGAAGCAGTAGCCCGTCTCCGTGCGCTTGTAGGTGGTCTGCTTGCCGTCGATCGTGCGGGTGAAGCTCTTGGTCGTCGTGGTCGTCATTTGAGGTCTCCTTCCATTCTGTCTGTCTCGGGCGTGTCCCTTAACCTCATATAACTATTATACCACTTCGCGCCCATTCTGTCAAGTATGGATTTGACAAGATGAGGCTCCTACACAGGATCTACACAGACCCTGGCCTGTGACCGAACTCGCGCATCGTGCGTCTCATGGACATCTTGGAGTGCGGGTGGCTCTGGAACTCGAAGCGCTTCTTGCACTCAGGACACACCAGCTGGTCGAACAGGCCCTGGCCGAAGATCGGCTCATGGACCTCCCCGCCGCAGAAGGGGCACCTGTCGGATCCCGCATCTGTGCGCGTGTTCCAGCGGTCCAGGGCGTCGTCCAGGTACAGGTTGCGTACCCGCTCCTCCTGGTAGTCCCTCACCCTCTCGTCGATCGTGAAGTCCACCTTGCAGTGGGTGCAATAGAAGTGGTGGAGGTCGTACTGCCCGCTGGCGGGGCGCATCTCCACCTCCTCCCCGCAGAAGGGGCAGGGAGCGCCGCCCCTCTCGACGTTCCCAGCGTACTTGTACGTGACGATCATCTCTCCTCCTATTCCGTGAAGGTCCCAGCGGGGATCCTCATGTACGGGATCTCGCGGGCCTCCCTGGCTACCT